GATGGCAGTATGTTTCAAATCCCTATATTGACAGGAGAGCCCTTAAATGGAGCAAGCAAAGGCAGTAGCAGCAAGCTGGGCAAGAAGCTTTTTAGCAGCAGGAATAGCAACTTACTTGGCAGTAGGTTGGGATGCACCTGCGATTGTAAATGCAGCTCTAGTAGCAAGCCTTCCAGTTATCCTACGTTGGTTAAATCCTAACGATACGGCGTTTGGTCGGCGTTGAGCCCGGCTGAATGGGCAGGCTTTGTAGCTGCCATCCTTTCCTGCTGTGCGCTTATTGTCGGTGGGCTTAGATACATTATCCGACATGAAGTGCCTTCAATACTTGAGGCATCAAATATCGTGTCGCGCATAGATAAACTTGAATCAATGGTTTTAGAATTGCTTACTCATGAGCGCAAGAAGAATCTCAAAAAACGAACAAGCCGCCAAGCGTAAGCGCAAGGAAGCGGCTGCGCGCAAAGCATCAACAGACATTCTGCGACCCATTGATATTTGGGCTGCATCAATTGTTGAATGCTTTGAGGCATTAGTTCGCGCTGGATATGGTGAAGATAGGGCGCGCTGGTACATTGAAGAACAGTTGCGTTTACCCAATTGGGTAATACAGAATCCTAATCATTCTCCGTATGAAGATGAAGATGAGGATGAAGATTAAGCGAATTGTAGTTATCTCTGATCTACAAGTTCCATTCCACGATAAGAAAGCTGTTAAAAATGTTGCCCAGTTCATCAGGAAATACAAGCCTGATGACGTTTTATGTGTGGGCGATGAAATTGACTTCCAAACAATTAGCCGATGGTCAACCGGTAGGGATGAGTGGTCGGGAAGCATTGGTAGAGATCGTGATGAAACTGTGCGACTTCTTGCCGAGCTCCAAGTTAGACATCTCAGCCGAAGCAATCACGGGGCAAGACTTTACAACTCACTAAGCAAGCGGTTGCCTGGGCTCATTGGTCTGCCTGAATTGACCATAGAAAAGTTCTTGCACCTGGATGATTTAGGCATCACCTACCACAGCAAGCCATATCAGTTTCACGAAGGCTGGGTAATGGTTCATGGCGATGAGCAGGCTATCAAGCCACAAGGGGGTTTAACAGCCCTAGAATCGGCTAAAAGGCATGGTTTATCGGTGGTTTGTGGTCATACCCACAGACAGGGCATTTCAAGCTTCACAACGGCATCCGGGGGCGTTTTAAGGGGTATCCTAACAGGCTTTGAGGTTGGCCACTTAATGGATGAGAGCCAAGCCTATTACACACGCGGAACATTTAACTGGCAAAAAGGTTTTGGCATAATCTACATAGACAGAAAACGTGTTCAGCCAGTAGCCATACCAATAGAAAAAGATGGCAGTTTTCTGGTTGAAGGCAAGCGTTATGGTTGAGGATATTTTCCCAATCTATAGAACAATTGATGATCACATGGATAACTTTGATGGCGTGTCGCTGATTGACAAATAGCATATAGACCCTTCAAAATAGGATTTGAAATCCTATTTGAAAGGGGTTTAGGGCATGGCGATTAGATATGATCGTAAATCGGGTGCGTATACCGATGGCAAGCACTTTGTGCGAGCTTCATTTATACGCGATTATGCAAAGAAAAAACTAGGCATGAGCCAACAACGCGGCAGAATTAGTCGCGAGGTTTTGGCTGCTTACTTTCTTGATGTGCATGGGGTGAGCGCAGATGTTGAATGATATTCGCTTAGTTGAATTAGCACTATATTGCTTTTTATTTGTATTAGGTGCATACACAATCGGTGTATTCATTAAGGAGAAAGGCTACAAGGAAGGCTGGGCACATGGATACAGACGGGGCAAAGCAGTTGCGAGCGAAAGATATATTGACTAATGCAGCGACAACGATTACGAATAGAGGGGCAACGCATGGTCATTACGACACGACAATGCTTAGAACGGCAAAGTTGTGGGAAGACTATTTTGAACGCCCAGTTGAACCGATGGATGTTGCAATCTGTATGGCATTGGTCAAACTTGCACGAATCATGGAAACTAAAACAAATGTTGATAGTTGGCTGGATGCCGTTGCCTATTTCGCAATTGCCGGAGAGCTTGCCGTCAAAGATTGGAATGATTTGGATGCTTTCTAGATCACCAAAAGGCATTTGGTGTGATTACTGCAAGTATCGCCATGGTACTAGCATTTTACTTGGACAAAAGCAAGCCACCTGGCAAATAACAAGCAAGCGATATGGCAAGTTAGTTGTCAGGCATTACTGCCAATCTTGTGCTAATGAAGTTCAAGCATGGCCTGATGGCACTATTTGGACTTTGAAGGAACAAATTGACTATGCAAAAGGAGAAAAATTAGATGTTCAACTTGAACAATTATGAAGATGTAGATACGAGGATACACAAGTTTTATGAAACCTACCCTGACGGCTCAATACTAACAGAGCTTATCACAAATGAAGAAAAAGAAGGCATTGTTATATTTAAAGCAGTTGCTTATCGCACCCACGTTGATACTGCTGCTTCCGCTATTGGTTATGCGCGCGGCGCTCGCAAGGATAGGGGTGTTGATCGCGATTTTTGGTTTGAGAATTGCGAAACTAGCGCAATTGGAAGATGCCTGGCTAATCTCGGACTTAGTGCTAAAGGAAAGCGAGCAAGCAGCCTTGAAATGGCTAAGGTTAATGAAGCTCAATCAAACACTCCGATACGTGTACGCACAGAAAGTCATAAACAATTTCTTCAAACAACAAATCCAAACGCTGAAATAGTATGGGATACAACTATTGAGCCACCTGAGGATGTAGACCCGGCATTTGACAATGCCCTTGATCTACTACAAGAAAAGGTAGGGGCTCATCCGCTTCCAATGTGTAAGCATGGCGCACGTTTGCTAAAAGAAGGAACAGGTGCTAAGGGCGCTTACAGAGGCTGGACTTGCAGCTTGCCAATGAATCGTAAAGCGGAACAATGCAAGCCAATATGGATGATGCTGAGCAAGGATGGAACGTGGTCATTTAGGCCTGAAGATGAAGAATTGTTAGTGGGGTGATGAGATGTTAGTGATGGATAAATTACTTGACGTGTGCGACAATTGCAACGAGCCAATTACGGCTGGGTCTGCAAAACCTTGCAAATGCCACACATGCCAAGTAAGGACTAACTAGGTGAGTAATCAAAGTCGCAAGCATAGAGGCTATGCAACTCAGCGCATTGTAGCAGAATACTTGCAAGGGCAAGGATGGAAGCATGCGCTACCTGTTGGCGCAGGTAGAGATGGCTCAGACATCACGGGAATTGATGGCCTGGACATTGAAATCAAAGCTCGGACAAACCTGAACTTATCTGGGCTGATGCGACAACTTCATGATCGCAAGGCAAACAAAGGGATGGGCGTGGGTGTTCTACGCCTAAATGGTCAGGGTGAGAAATCCGTTGAGCAATACGTTGCTGTTCTCACCTTGGCTGACTTAGTATATTTATTGCAGGCAAGTGGCTACTGAACCTTATCTAATACATCGTTGCAAAGGATGTGGACTATGGATATATGGAAAAAGAGAGTACTGCGAAGAATGCAACACGCCCGGAGTTACGCACAAATAGCGCCTAAACTTGACACGTGCTTTATGCTAGGCATGCCAGCAAGCCTGAAAGGCAGCTTGCACGGCAAGCAAGCATTCGCCAGAGCTATGTTTATTGCTGGCTTAGCAATTGCACTACTGCCGTTGCAAACAATACAAACAAACGCTGCTGAAAAGCGCAGCTACCACGTTATGAATATTAAGTTATATGCCTACAACAAAATGGAATGGAAGCAGTTTGAATGCTATAACTGGCTTATACATCATGAGAGTAGATGGAACTACAAAGCTAGAAATGGTAGTCATTACGGGTTAGGTCAGATGCGATCTAAATGGTATGGCACACTTAATCCATATAAGCAAGTCAATGCACACATAAAGTATATTAATCATAGATATGATGGTTGTGCTTGTAAGGCTTATCAGCATTGGAAGGATAAAGGATGGCATTAGGTAAGTGCATAGAATGTAAACAAGATACAGATGAAACAGAACTGATAGTGCATAAAGGTGATTTAAGTAGTATGTGCATTGATTGTTATGACAGGTTAGACAAATGGCGTTAAAGCCATACAGAGCTACTTCCCATTGGAAGAAGATAAGGTTAAAGGTGCTTAATCGTGATGCATGGACTTGTAACTATTGTGGGGAATCTGCTAATGAAGTTGATCACGTATATCCCAAGTCCAAGGGCGGTGAAGATACGTTGGATAATCTGGTGGCTGCGTGTAGAAGGTGCAACATCAAAAAAAAGGATGCCGTTTTTTTAGGCTCAGCTTCTACCCCCCCTGCCTTTCGCTTCAATAACTCTCCAAAACATACAAATCGGTCTGAATCGGTGCAAAACGGACACACAACAATCCACGTTGATGCTGATTCACCCTTTATTAGTCCAAGTCAGCCGGGGGCTAATTGAAGAAGGCACGTAAGGGCTCAACCAAACCACGATTAGAAACCCCACCACATAAAGGCAAGTCTAGGATGCCTGAGGTCAAGAAGTTTCTTGATGGGATCAATCAAACCTTGCTACCTTGGCAGGAATACGTGCTTACTCAGCTTCTTGCCGTTGACAAAAAAGGAAAGTTTAAGAAAAAGACATCCTTGCTATTAGTAGCTCGCCAATCAGGAAAAACACATTTAGCGCGCATACGCATATTGGCTGGGTTGTTTGTTTTTGGCGAAAAGAATATAGTGGCTATGTCATCTAACAGGGGTATGGCTTTGGATACCTTTCGCAAGGTAGTTGAAGTCATTGAAGATAACCCTTCTTTGATGGCTCAGGTAAAGCAGATCCGCGTGGCCAATGGCCAGGAATCAGTAGAGCTCTTAAATGGTGCTCGTTATGAGATAGTCGCGGCAACAAGAGATGGCAGCCGTGGTAAGACGGCGGATCTGCTTTACATTGATGAGTTGCGTGAGATTGATGAAGAATCGTGGACAGCAAGTAAGCCAATTACCAGAGCCCGCCCAGATTCGCAGATTTTCATGACTAGTAACGCGGGAGATGCCTATTCAAGTGTATTAAATGACTTACGATCTAGGGCGTTGTCATACCCACCACCTACAATGGGTTATTGGGAATACAGCGCGGATGATTTCGCCAAGATAACTGATAAAGATGCGTGGTATCAGGCAAACCCAGCATTGGGATATTTAATTGATGAAACAACCATTGAAGAAGCGATTGCCACATCTAGCGTAGAAGCAAGCAGAACTGAAACGCTTTGTCAATGGGTAAGCGCCCTAAAATCGCCTTGGCCTTACCGCGCATTTGAGGATTTGGGCTTTGCTGAGCTAAAACTTGAGCCAGGTCGGCTCACTATATTTGGCATGGACATATCTGTAAACAAAAAGATGGCAAGCCTAGTAGCAGGCCAGATTATGGATGATGGCAAGGTTGGTGTTGGCGTAATTGCTCAATTTGAAAGCCAAGTAGCCATAGATGAACTTAAAATGGCTATTGAAGTCAATGAATGGGCAAGACAATACAAACCTAGAATGATTTGTTTTGATAAGTATGCAACCATGAGCGTGGCTGAGCGATTGAGCCAATCAGGCCACAAGATTCAGGATATGTCGGGAACTGTGTTTTATCAAGCTTGCTCTGATCTCTATGATGCCATAGTCAATGGCAGATTAGTTCACGCAGGCCAGCAAACCCTTGTTGACAGCATGAATAACTGTGCAGCTAAAGAATCGGATGCCGGGTGGCGTATTGTGCGCCGTAAATCTGCTGGGGATGTGTCTGCTGCCATCTCATTAGCCATGGTGGTGCATCAATTACTAAAGCCACAAAGCAAGCCACAAATCTATGTCTGAAATGGTAGTAATGTCTGATTTGTGTGGTATCCTTAAACGATGGGTCTATTAGATCGTTTTCGCCCTGCAAAAATAGAGGCGCAACTTGCACCGCCGTTAATGACGGATTCTTTTAATTATTTTTTACCATTAGCATTTAATCCAGTTGGTCGTGAAGAAGCTATTAGCGTTCCAAGCGTTGCTAGATGCAGAAACCTTATTGCAGGAACTATCGCAACATTTCCGCTTTGCTTATACAAGAAAAGCACAGGCGAAAAGTTAGGCAAGCCACTATGGCTAGAGCAACCAGCATCAGCTCAGCCAATATCTGTAACATTAGCTTGGACAGTAGATTCACTATTATTTTTTGGCGTTGCATATTGGCGCGTAACTGAAACTTATTTTGATGATGGCAGGCCAGCAAGATTTGAATGGATTGCACCTGGTCGCGTGTCATTTGATAGCGATCCTGTAACACAATACATAACACGTTATTACATTGATGGCAAAGAAGTGCCAATGTCTGGCCTTGGCTCTTTAATTACATTCCAAGGTTTAGATGAAGGCGTTTTAGCACGTGGCGCAAGAACATTAAGAGCTGCAATTGATTTAGATAAATCAACAAGCGTTGCAACTGCCACACCAATGCCTTCGGGTGTCATTAAGAACACCGGAGCAGATTTAAGCAAGGAAGAAGTAGATGCCATATTGGCAGCTTGGAAGTCGGCACGATCACAGCGCGCAACAGCCTATCTGACTAGCACTTTAGATTACGTGCCGACTAGTTTTAGTCCTAAGGACATGGGCTATGTTGATTTAATTCAAAATATGTCAACACAGGTAGCACGTTTAATGAATGTGCCTGCATATTACATAAGTGCAGATATGAACAACAGCATGACGTATGCCAACGTGCAAGATGAACGCCGTCAGTTCGTTTCTCTATCACTAGCGCCATTTTTACACGCTATTGAAGGCAGACTAAGCATGAATGACATTACAGCATCAACTAACATTGTTAAGTTTGATGTAGAAGATGCTTTCTTAGCTGTCAATGCTATTGAACGCTTAACTGTGATTGAAAAAATGCTATCACTTGGTTTAATTACAGTAGAACAAGCCATGGAAATGGAAAACCTATCACCGAATGGAAATGAAAATGCACCTAACGTTTACTAGCGATTTAGAATGCTCAATTAGTGAGCGCACTATCTCAGGCAAAATTGTGCCGTTTGATGGTGAGATTGGGCAGACATCTGCTGGCAAAGTTGTGTTTGAAAAAGGATCAATTGAGATTCCTGACAGCCCTAAGCCAAAGCTGTTGTTAGAACATGATGCAAAAAAACCTATTGGAAGAATGGTGTCTTACAGAGAAGATGAAGATGGCATGTATGCCACATTTAAGATAAGTAACACGACACGCGGAAACGATGCGTTGATTGAAGCATCTGAGCAATTACGCAGCGGCCTATCAGTTGGCGTTGAAGTAATTGATGGCAAGCGCGATGGTGGCGTATATCGTGTCCTAAAAAGTTCCATGTTAGAAACAAGTCTTGTTCAAGCTGCTGCGTTTAAGAGCGCGGAAGTTTTGAGCGTTGCTGCATCTGAAGATGATGCTGCAAAAGAAATAACAAC